ATCTTCCACGACTTGCGGTAGGTCGAGACCGCCTTCCTGCCTAGGCGGTGGATCGTCGCCCCGCGGCTCGCGTTGTCCTCGATCCAGGTGTAGGTTGGCATGGGTTACGGGGCCACGAGCCCCGGCATTTGTTCGCGGGTGTTTTGTTCGATCTGCTTCATGACGTCGAGCTGCCGCTGGGCGAGGTTGCTGCCGAAGCCCAGCTGGCCCAGGGCGGCACCGCTGAACGTGCCGACCACCTCGGCAGCCGATGGGGCAGCGGTGGCCGCTGCGGCCCCGGCGGCCACGGCCTGGCGTACGTCGCCGCCGCCCATGCCAGCCTCCATGACCCGCTCGCTGGCGTCGTCCAGAGACGTTTCCAGCCGGCCCAGTTGCTCGGCCGACAGCTTGCCGCTGTCCCGCAGATCGCGGAACGTGGCTGCCAGTTCTTGCAGCTGCTCCATCGTGGTCACGCCCGCCAGGTCGCGGTCCAGATCGCCCACCTGACCGGCCACGGCCCGGCGGTCGGCTGCCGTCTCCCGCAGCTCGCCCACGCGGCCCTCCAGGGCCACCGCGTCCGCCCGGCGGGCGTTTTCGTCGAGCCGGCCCTGGGCAACCTGGTCGGCGTTGGCCCGACCGGCGTCGATTCGCGACTGGGTGGCCGCAGCGGTCGCCGCGTTTTCCTCGGCAGCCCTGGCCATGCGGCCCTGAACGCCAGGCCTCGAGGCCGACCGCTGGGCCGCCCTGGCCGTCATCTCGCTGTCGACCTTGCGGTTTTCCTCCGCCAAGTCGTAGCCCTTGACGATGAACGACTGCACCCAGTTCCACGACTTTTTGACCGCAGCCACCATAGCGTCGAAAGACGCCATGACGCCGTTGACGATGTTGTCGACCACGCCTAGGACGACGGCCTTGTTTGTATTCAGTAGCTGGGCAATGCCGCTCCATAGCGATTCCCAGACCGCATACAGGTCGGCACCGGCATAGGTGAATGTGTTCTGCAGAAACGCCACCCACGAGTCCAGCGTGGCCATGGTGGCGTTGACGCCGCGAATCAGCGCCGCCTGGACGCCGGTCCACATAATCTCCATGGCCAGGCCTAGGTCGCCGGCTGCCAGGGCGTCATAGATGCCGCTGAACGTGGTTGACGCGATCGCGCCCAGCTGGCCTAGGACGCCGGTCGCCTGGTTGACGGCGGCGACCAGGGCGACGACACCGCCGACGATGAGGCCAATGGGCGACAGGATCAGGCCGAAGGCCGCAGCCACGGCCGACAGGGCCACGCCCATGCCCAGGATCGCGGCCGAGATTCCGGCAAACGTGGCGATGCCCTTGGCGATCCCGACGACCATCTCCTCGTTGTTTTTGATGAACGCGGTCAGCGTGCCGGCCGCGTGGGTGATGCCCTCGACGAGGTACTGGATCGAGGGAGCCAGCGCGTCCCCAATCGCGAGGGCGGTGCCTTCGATGGCGGACGTGGCGATCCGCATCGCCCCGCCCAGGCCGGCGTCCATCTCCTGGGCCGTGGTCGCCGCGGTGCCCTCGGCGTTCTTCAGTTGATCGGCCAGCCCGCGGACGCCGTCCGCCGATTGAGACAGCACGTTGGCCGACGTGATGCCCAGCAGGCCGAAGGCCTGGGCCATCTTGGCCGTCCGCTCCGCAACCGGCATCCCGGCGGTCACGGTGTTGATCTCGTCCAGGACGTTGACAAGCGGTTTCAGGTTGCCGGCGGCGTCGGTGTTGGTGATCCCGAACAGCCGTTGCAGCTCGTCGCCGCTGCCGGCCGCGATCACCGACAGCCGGCGAAGGGCCGTGCCCGCCTCGCTGCCCTGGATGCCGACGTTGCCCAGCACGCCCAGGACCGCCACCGTGTCTTCGAGGCTCATGCCTAGCGACTGGGCAACCGGCCCGGCGTACTTGAGAGACTCGCCTAGGCCCTCGACCGTGTTGAACGTGGCGTTGGCGGCCTTGGTCAGCACGTCGGCCGCCCGCGCTCCCTCGGTGGCCCCTAGGCCGAACTGCCGCAGGGTGGCCGCCATGATGCCGGCGGCCAGCGTGGCGTCGGTGCCGGTGGCCCGGGCGAGGTCCAGCACCGCCCCGGTCATGTTCTCGATCTCGTCCGGCCGGAAGCCGGCCCGGCCCAGCTCAGTCATCAGGTTGGCGACCTGGACCGCTGTGAACGACGTGGTCGCCCCCAGCTCGCGGGCCTTGTCGTTCAGCGACTGCAGGGCGGTGCCGCTCGCCCCTGACACGGCCGCCGTGGCTCGGATCGCATCGTCAAACGTGGCAAACTGCCGGGTCGCCAACGCCAGCGGGGCGGCGAGCGCGGCACCGAAGGCGGTCATCCGCGTCCCCAGCCCCTGCAGCTGCGACCCGATCTTGCCGATGTGCTTGTTCAGATCCTGGAGGGATTTGAACAGCCGGCGGGGATCGGCCCCGATTTCAACAAATACCTGCCCGCCCCGTACCCTGCTCATTCGGTGTTTACCTCATGCCAGTTGGGGCCTAGCAGCTTTTTGATTTCTTCTGGGCTGGCTTGGCGGCCAGCCTTCTTAGTGGTGGCAAACGGATTCAGGCGGCGTGGGTCGACGCTCGGCGCGTGTTTCGCCCGGTGGAGGTTGGCTGTTTGGGCGAGGAGGTTGGCGGTGTGCCACCAGTCCATTTCGAGTCGTGCGCCTCGGGCGACGAGGAGTTGGCGGAGGGTCCAGTCTCCGGGGTGGACGCCAAGGATCCCGGCACACTCCCAGATGGTGTCCCAGATCGTGCGAGCAGGTCGGCCGCGGTCGTCTTCGCCAGCTCGGCCTCCGCGTTGGCCATCACCTGGTCCGCCATCTCGCGGATCTTGGCGGCCATGAGTCCGACCATTTTGCGGAGGCCCGGCGGGAAAAAATCGACCAGCTCCTGCTCCAGGGCCAGCTGGGCAGCCTCGAGCGAGTCGCCCCGCAGCCCGTCCAGAAACTGCTCCTTGGTCAGCTTGCGCTCCTCGACCTGGCCGCGGCAGATCGCATACAGTATCTCCCCGATCTTGGCGTAGTTGGTCCGCAGCACCTCCAGCGTCTTGCCGATCGTGCCGGCGTCGATCAGATCGAACGGCACGACCCTGGTCTGCCGCTGCACGCTGCCGTCCGGCTGGTCGACGTCCTCGGTCACGTCGATCGTGACCAGGCCGCGGACGCGGTCGGCCGCCGCCACGGTGAGGGCCACCATCCACGGCCGGCCTTGGTCGTCGCGAAACTCTTTCACCGTAGTCCGCTCCTTGTCATTTTGGCCTCAACCTGAAAAGTCACGACGCCGTCGATGGCGGCGTTTTCGGAGATACTGGTGATCACGGCGGGAAACGACCACGCCCCGACGCCGCCGGAAACAGTCACCTCGGTGCCGTCGTTAATCGCCGTCACCAGCACGGCCATTGACAGGTCATCGTTGACCTCCATCGACAGCGAGGCATCCCGGCCGGTCGAATAGACGGACGCAAACCGGATGCCATACTCCTCGATGTCGATCGTGCGGGCAGAGGTCGACAGCTGGACGTTTCGGACCGCCACGGGGTCAGGTCTCCCGGGCGGTCACGGTGAACGTCACCGCTCCGTCGATGCTGATGTTTTCGGTGACGCCCATCACGATAAAGTTGTTCTCGGGCGTGTTGGTTTCGAGCGCCGTGATCAGCCCGCTGGCGTTATGGCACTCGATCTCCCACAACTTCGACTTCAGGCCAGCCTTGTAGGCCCGAAAGCCAGGGTTGTCGGTGGTGCCACCCTTGTTGGTGCGGTTGGTGACGTCTACGACCTCGCACTCTTCGGTGTAGGTCGCGGAAATGACGTCAGTGCCGAACGGAGGAGCGTCGCCGTCCTTGCCAAGTTTAATGGCCATGTAGTGGTCTCCCAGAAATCAGGTGGTGTCGTGGCGGCTTGCGGACACAGTAAACGTCTTGATCCCGTCGATCGGGTCGGCCTCGGCCACGCTCGTGACGATATAGGCGACGTTGCCCGTGCTGGCACCGGACAGCGTGAACGTGTCGCCAGCGTCCACGCCGGGTTCGTCGACGCACTCGACCTCGACCGTTTGTTCGATCAAGGCCTTTTTGAACTTGCGGCTGGTGTCACCCAACTTGGTGACGTCGACTTCGGCGGCGCTGTTGTTGACGGTCACCGTCCGGGCGTTCGAAACACCCGTGATCGTGACGTCTTTGCCTAGCGTGACGGCCATGGTTTGCTCCTGGGGGCGTGGCTTTCACGGTACGGCCGGCCGGCCGGCCACCGCAGGGGGTCTGGCTACGGCCCAGAGACAAAGTTTTTGAAGGCTTGCGGGATCCTCGTGCGAACTTTGGCCAGGCCTTGGCTCATGTACCGGCCAGGTTTGACCCGGCCGCGGTCGGTCTTGAACGTGCCGGCCTTGCTGCGGCGGCCGGTCTGGGCGTCCTTGCGCATGACCACGTAGGCCTCGCCGCCGGTGCCCTTCAGAAATCGGCCACGGCCGTCACGCCCGCCGCGCTTGCTGCCGCGGCCCATGCCCTGCGGGATCGCGTGGCCGCTTTTGAGTTTGTCTTTCAGCGGCTGCCGCGAGAGGTAGCGATACTGAACCGGGCGGCTGCCGCCGAACTCTTGGATTCGATTGAGCCATACCGTCCGCTCGGCCGGCCCGATCACGACCGACCCTTTTCGGTCGTCCCGCTCATAGCGGACGCTGCCCCGCAAAAAGCCCTTGGCAGCTCGGCCTCGGCCGGTCTTCCAGCTCGTGACCCGGCCGGGCGTCGGCGGCCGGAACGTCACCTCGAGCACCGGGATTCCGTCTTGCTCGCCCACCCGCCGCCACTCCGGCTTTTTCTTGGGCTGGCGGTTCAGGAACTGCTTTTTGGCCGACTGCATCGTGAACACGCCGATCCGGTCGAGGCTTTTGTTTCGCCCGGCCTGATAGCGTTTCTTGATGTGCGGGACGTTGACCTTGCTCCGCACCTTGACCGTGGTTTTCATGCCGCCCCCTAGGTGCGGTGGACCCGGTAGGTTGCCGTGATCACGGCCCGCCAGACGTTACGCTCCTGGAGCCCCTCGTCGGGGTTCAGGGCCACCTCGACCTCCATCGGGCTGGTGACGCCCGTCGGCCAGGCCACCGTCTGGCTCCAGTTGTGCTGCCGGATCGCGTCGACCATCTCCTCCGCCAGGTCGATCATCTCGTCCGCCAGGGCCTCGGTCGGGGCGTGCCGTCCGACGAACACGACCACCGCGTAGTCGTACTGCCAATGCGTCCGGTCGGCCCGGGTCGTCTCGATCGCCCCCGGCATCACGGCCACGACCGGCTCGGCCATGGTGAGTGAAAACGAATACGCGTCGAGCGAGTCGGCCAGGGCGTCTGCAATTTCTCGGGCCGTGCTCATGCTGCCGCCTCCGTCTGCCGCCGCATGGCCTCCACGTTGGCCTGGAGCCGCGGGTCACCCGGGCATAGTGCCACCGCAGACTCGGCAAACTGCAGGGCCTCTGGCCGGCGTCCCAGATTCCAGGCGGCCACGGCCGCCAGGTCGAGGGCCTTGGTGGGCACGTTGGGATCGGTGGCGTGAGTGCTCGGTCCGGTGGCGTCTAGGGCCGCCCTGGCGAAACCGTAGGCCTCCCGCCAGTCCTGCTGGGTGTAGCGGACGAACGCCAGCCGCTCCCACGCGTCGGGCTCCCACGGGGCTTCCTTGGCCGCCCGGTGCAGGTGGCCCTCGTCGCCGGTCAGCCGGTGGAGCGCCCGCAGGGCGTAGGACCGCTCGGTCGGCTGGCCGCCCGGCAGCTTCAGGTAGGCCGCAAACTGGGCCGCGGCCTCCGGCAGGGCCTGGTAGTCGCACTCGCGCGCCAAGTACCAACGCATCCGGGCGTCGTGCGGGGCCTCGGCCACGGCCACCCGCAGCAGCTCAAGGTCGGTGCCGTGTTTTTTGCCCTGGTCCCGGTAGTGCCAGATTTCCAGGCCGTCGACCACGGCCACGTTTCGCTCGCCCTTCCAGCAGACGAGGCCCTCGTGGGTGGCCCCGCCCCAGCGATACCCGTGGCGGGCATGGACCCGGTCGCAGTGAAAGACGAGCCCAGGCCGGCCGCCGGGATAGTCGGCCCAGCTCCAGACGTAGCGGTATCGGAGGTTGTTGACGCCGTCGACCCAGGCCCGCTCGACTGCCGCCCGCCACCCCGGCTGCAGCCGCTCGTCGAGGTCCAGGCGGATCGCCACGTCGACGTCCGGCGGCAGGTGGTTCAGCGACAGGTTGTGGGCGTCGTCCCAGCGCCACGGGCAGACGTAGCCGGTGGCGACCGTCACGCCGGCGGCGTGCAGCCGCTGAACGGTCCCGTCGGTGCTGCCGGTGTCGGTGACCACCCGGACGTCCGCCTCCAGGCACGACTCGGCCCAGGCCAGGGCGTGCTTCTCCTCGTTTTTGGCCAACGCGTAGATGCCGATTTTCATAGGGCGTAGTGCTTGGGGTTGTTCTTGGCGTAGTAGACGAGCGGCGCGTCAAGCCGCAGCGCCCGGGTGTGAGCCACACACCGCCGCCAATAGTCGAGGTCTTCGGGGTAGCCGGTGGGCTTTTGCATCCCGACCAACTCGGCCACGCGAGCCGAGACCATGGCCGACGAATGGATGATCGGGTTGTCGCGGCCGCCGATCTCCGCCGTCACGTCCGTCACGCCGTCGGCCAGGCAGACGCCGGACGGCCCGTGGTGGATGCCGACGGTCTCGCCGTCCGGCGTGCGGTTCACCGCGTTTGTGGCCAGCAGCTCGTAGCCGGGCCGGGCTGCCAGCAGCTGCCGAGCGACCTTGTCCGGCATCCACTCGTCATCGTCGTCGAGAAACCCGATCCAGCCGGTAAAACCGCTGGCCAGCAGCGAGAACAGGCCGACGTTGCGGGCGGCACCGTTGGCGTAGCTGGCGTTGAGAGCGGCGCGGCTGTTGGTCGTCAGACTGATCATCTGGACTAGATCGCCCAGCCGCCGGACCGCCTCATAGCCGGGATCGGTGCTGGCGTCGTCCACGACGATCACCCGGGCCGGGGTCACCGTCTGGCCCAGCACCGACCGAACCGCCCGCAGACACTCGGCCGGCCGCTGGTAGGTCGTGATCAGGGCGGTGTAGTCGGTCACGGCGGCGGATCCCGGTAGCCGGTGAACAGGGCCTCGGTGTGGTCGGCCCGGTAAACCCGAAACTTCTCCGGGTGATCCCGCAGCATGGCCGACCAGGTATTCACCTCCCAGGTGGTCTGGCCGCTGGCCTCCATCTGCAGCGTGGCGTATGTCTTGGTCGTGGCGTGGAACCACTCGGCCAGCTGCGGCGGCACCACCACCACGCCGCCTGCCACGTACCAGGCCGGTTGGTCCCACGCGATCAGCGGCCGGCCCCGCATGGGCCAGATGCCCGGAATCGTGATCCGGTCCGGTGGTTGCTCGTCGATCGCCTTGAACAGCCCGCGGACCTGGGCGTCGGTGAGCCGGCAGGGCAGGTGAAAGATCCCGAAGTCGACCCACACAGCCACGTCGCCACCCGCCGCGGCATCCGCCAGCCACTCGGTTTTCTGGTGCTGCACGACGCAATACGGCACCGTGTCTTTTTGGGAACTGGCCGCCGGCGGGCTGCAGTTCAGGGCCGGTTTGGCCATCCAGCAGTCGGCCAGACTCGTTTGGCGGACGCGACACGCCGGCGGCGGTGCCAGGTCGTCGGCGTGCCCGTCGTAGTAGCAGATCGTAGGCAGGCCCAGGCCCACAAGCCGCCGGCCCAGCTCGAGGTAGCGGGCGTGGCTGCGGTGGGCCTGGTTCAACCGGACGTAACCGGTGACAAGAGTTGCCACGCGTCCTCCTCTGGCAAGGCCACCAGCCAGGCCTCGGCGTCCCGCACGCCAAACGAAATCACCACTCGGCCGCCCAGCCGGGCCAATCCGGCGGCAAACTCAATCGCCCGCGTATCGCAAAATGCGAACGGCTGCGACACGGCGGCCAGCCGCAGGTTGGCGTCAAACCAGACGAGCCGGTGTTCGTAGCACCGACGGCCGTCCAGGTAGGCCACCTCATGGATCACAGCCAGACATCCATCGCGAAACGGCACCAACTGTGATCCGCCGCGAAACTCGCTGGCGATCGGCGGGGCAGGCGACCGCTGGCAGACCTGCCAGCCACCGGCCAGATCTGGGTCAGCGTCCACCGTTACGACGTGCCCAGCGTGGCTGCAGGCATACACCCAGCCGCCGCGGCCCAGGATCGGCATCCAGTTTTTCTCGTGCGGCTGGGTGGCGATCCCGTCCAGCACCCGCAGATCGGTCACCGTGGCCGTGGCCATGTCGATCGCGCCCGTGGCGATCCGGCAGCGGCCGTCGAACGGGGCCACGTTGCGGACGGTGGCCGACACGCCCAGGTCGCTGCCGACCCGCAGGAGCCGGCAGTCCTCGAGGCCGTCCACCGGATATTCGGTCTGCGGGTACTCAACCAACAGCGGCCTGATCGCGACCGGCCGCAGGTCGTGGTCGTAGCGGACCAGCAGGTTTTCGGTACGGATTCGGTTGCCGTCTGCGGGCGGCATGACGTACTGGCCGGCCTCGATCCGGTAGTTCGACGAGCGGACGATCCCGACCAGGTCGCCGCCGTGGTTGATAACCGTCGGGTTAAAAAGCGACCAGCCGTCCTGGGCCGGCTCAATGTCGATCTGCCGGTAGGTGGCGTCGACGAGTTCGCCTAGCGTTGGCGTGTACCACAAACGGTTCACACGGGCCTGGCGGGCGGCGTCAATGGGCAGGCCGGGCGTGGACAGAATCCGTTCACATGCCCGCCGCCCAGCGTCTAGCTCGCCGGCGTAGTAGCAATGGATCGCGAGGGCTTGCAGGTGCTCGAGCATGACCCGCCAGTTTCCTGGACGGGCCGGCGGCGGCGGAGGGGGTGCGCCGCTACTTCTCCAGCAACTCCGCTGGAATCATCGCCCGTATCTCCTCTGCCAGCCGCCTCGTCTCATCGCTGGGCTCACCGTGTTTGATGAGACTCCTGCAATGCTGGTCGATCTCCCACAGCGTGGTCAGTGCCAGTGCCTGCCGTCCCAGCCTTGCGGCGTCGTACTCGCCCTGGTCGTCGGGCAAGGTGAATGAGAGGGTGGCAATCATGGGATCGTTTCTGTTTTTCTGGGACGGCCTGTCAGATTTTTTCGTACACAGAACTTCAAACATTTTGCAACTTTCTGTAGCCTCTTTAGCTAGCGCACCAGAACTTTCTGTAGCCTCTTTATCTAGCGCACCAGATCGCGGCCATCTAGTGAACCGTTTCGCGTCCGCTCCAGCAGCCCCCGCAGCGTGGCGGCTTCGGCCACCATCGACGGACTCTGGCGATGCAGCCCTTTGTCATGGATGAAGGCCGCCGCGTTCTCCACCGCTTCCCGCTCCGCGTCGGTGAGCGTGAGCATCTCGTTCATGCGAGTGATACGAGCAGCCAGTTCTGCACCTACGCTCACGCTGTCGTTGATTTTCGTCATGATAGCAAATCCTAGGTACTTTTTCTTTCCGGCAGAGGTTTTGCAAACGGCGTCAGGTTGTGGGTCTACGGTCACTCGGCAGGCAGCAACGCCACCGCATCAGCCCAAGGCA